CTTCAACTTCCCACGGAACTCTTAAAGCCTGCCCTGTGCCTCTCAATCCTGTTTCCGCGCCTTTTACTACGGCAGGCCTCATCGCCGCAGGAGCTACCTTTCCTAAAGTCTGTGCCATAGGAAGAGCTTTTGATATCAGTTTTGTTCCAGCTTTTGCAAATCCGCCAGGGACAAGCAGCTCTGCTCCCAACTCCGATGCTCCCCAGAATCCTGGCCCTGCATCCAATTCGTCCTGATACTCAGTTATTGCAGCATCCCAGTCACCCTGTCTCACCTGATCCCAGAATGCCTTTGCTGCTTGTGGAGTTCTCTCTACATCAGGAAGCCAGTCTTTTACGCCGGGAATAAAGTGTCCCGCTGCAGCGAATGGGCTCGTAGCAACAGCAGTTCCCACACCAAGCCCACCTAGCCTTGCTGCGCGTTCAAGATAACGACCCGCAGTAGGCAAAAGGCCGTCCTGCTCTCTTCTACGACGGCTTTTTTCTATTTGTTCTGGTGTAAATGCTGGCATTAGTAATTAAATAAAAACCTGGTTCTCGGACTTGACATCATGCCTGTAGTTCCACGAGCTGTCTGTGGCAGCCTAGAATACCGTGCTGTCCACGGATCTGTTTCGAGAAAGTCCATAAATGATGAGGGTGACTGCCCCTGCCTCATGGCCGTTCCGGCAGTACGGTAGTAATCCTTTAGGACGTCCTGGTATGCGTTATCAAAGTATCTCTGCCGTCCTGGGCTTTGACCTCCGAAGCCTAGCCCTGCAGGAGAGCTGTAATATTGTGCCGGCTCAAACTCCTCAAGCACCCGACTCCACCACTGTGGAGTCCAGTCCTGAAAGGTATTTGCGCCTACGTGTCCTGGTATATGTGGCATATCCTGCTCCTGTAGTCTTTAGTTAATTACTCTACCCGGATCCGTCTGGCCGAGATACCAGTCTAGGAAACTGCCCCGTGCTGCACCAGTGTTAAGCCGTTGCTGTTGCAGTCTTGCCATTGCATTCCGTACTGCTGAAGCCATCTGTCCTGTGATTGCACCTTGTCCTGTACCTCCTACGTCTGGCCTCTGCAATGCGAGCAGATTAGCGATTGCTAGTTGGTTTTGTGCTGCTGCCCGCTCATTTGCCATTGGGTTAAATTGCTCTGTCATCCACGCAGCCCTATTCCAATTAGCAGTTCCAGGAGTGAATGTTTCCATGTATGCTCCCGGATCCATCATAGTTGCTTCTGCTGCTTGTTGCGCTCGTTCTCTCAGCCCAGTAGCGCCAGGACTTCCTGCATAGTAGCTCATGGGTAAGCCTGTCTGCCTACCTTGATATCCCCTGAGATATTCTCTGAAACTCACTGGGATAGGCTGTAGCCCTCCTTGAGCGCCTGGAGATAGCCTAGTTGCTTGTGACATCTCAGGTGCTGCAAGGAGATATCTTGCCTGAAGTCTTCTCCCAATGTCTCCCAGAGGAGCGCGGGTTTCCCAGAACGGTGCCTGGGTAGACATAAAGGCTGCCCATTCTTCCCCTGGCCTTCTGAATTCTTCAGCGGGATCTATAAATCCTGGTCGTCCTGCTGACCAATCTACGTGTCCTAGTTCATCTGGCATATTTAGCTCCCTTTTTAATCCTTTTGATTAGTAATTAATATAGTCTTCAAATCCAAGTGCTGCCCTGCGTATGAGTTCATCTTCATATCTATTTACGCCACCAACAGCCATCGCTTGATCCTCAATCCTAAGATCATCTAATGTTTCAGGAACAAAGGCTGGTCTTTCGGGAACAAAGGGCTGGGTGCTTGCGCCCCCTACATCCATCAGTTGATCCAGAACCATAAGATCCTCTGGTGTTTCAGGAACAAAGTCTGGAACAAAAGGCTGCGTAGGCATAGTTGAAGTATCGCCACGAGTCGGCACCGGCTTGGTAGGTTCTGCGAAATCCCAGATCTTAGACCCCATGCCTGCGGGATCAGCACCGGTTATTGCCGATATGCCATAGTCTCCGCCTACGTCCATTGGCTGATCTTCTATTCTCAAGTCTTCTAGAGTTTCCGGGCGGAACTGTCTAGTTGCAGTTTCAGCAGGCTGCTCTCCTCTGATTCCCATCATCCTCTGAAAAATCCTACTTTCTGTCCATCCCATTTTTCTTAAATGATCTATCTGTCTTGATGCACTGGCTCTCAGCGCATTGGAGTAGCGCCCTAACCCACCGCCTGATATCTGAAGGCCAATCAAAGCGTCTCTATGAACCCTACCAATATAATCGTCTCCAAAGAGGGCACTTATCCAGTTATAACTGCGAAAGTCAACAGCGTTCCATGTTGAAGTATCCGGGTTATCCTCATACTTCTGTAGTATGTCAGATATTCTCATTATATTTGCCCGCATATCAGGATTAGCCAGAGCCTGTGATGGGTTACTCAGGTATCCTGAAAGAAACTCTTGATACTCTGCTTCAAGCGACGCCTTAGCCTTTGCCACCTCTGTAGCGTCACTCAGCTTGTCCAGCTTGTCGGCTTCGACAACTGGCTGTAACAAGTCATCCCACATCTCAGGCCCCTTCAGGGCAAGGAACATAGCTTTAGTTTGATTAAAGATAGTGGGAAGGTCCTTTAATACGTCTGATCTTCCCATTCCGGGCTCTGCATACATTTTCTTATAAAATACTTTTTGGAGATCTTGATCCCATTTCAGGCCTTCATCTGGTATAGCGTCGCCTTTTGCCGAAGAAATATCCAGCTCGGTTTCTGTGCCCTGAGTTGTAGTTACTGGAGTTGCTGTTGTTGTTGGCACTGGAGTTACAGTCGGGTCGCCGGTGACTGTATCCTGCAATCCTGTAGAAACACCGCCAGCGGTCATTTTTATCGGCTCGATGATATCTCTAGGAACATCTGACAACGTAGGAGCATCTGACAACATTGCCTTTACTGACTGTTGGACTATAGGGCCGGAGCTGGCATCTGCAGGATACATCACGGGTGGATTTAATGACTCAGCAAGATGTGTGTTTAGATATCCCTCAATGTCAACATTTCCAGGTGCAACGGGTTGAGGCGTTGCTACAAGCGGCGGAGCGACTGGGTCGAGCGGATCGCCCATGAGTTCTGGGAAAGCCATATTTATCTGCGATGTTAGAATTGCAGGATTCGACGTCTGTTCTGCCCCTACTCTCCACCCAGGTGAATTCATCCAGTCAGATATCTCTTCTGCGGTGTATCCCATATTCTGAATATTCTCTATTATTTCTTGTGGCGGAAGGTCAAACAACTGGTTCATTTCCTGACTGCTGTCAGATGTAAATCCATATCCCCCATAAGCTTGAGGGGGCAGTTCGGTTTTTGCCATATCTTCCATAGACATAACAAGGTTGCCAAGACCTGAAGGGCCTCCGACATCCATCGGCTGGTCTTCCATGCCTGTAGGAGCTGGAGCATCTCCAGTCCCTAATGAGCCGCCCATGCCTATTGCCATAGGCTGCACCGATTTGAACATATCGGCCATATTGCTCATAACCCCTTTGACATTATCGACAAGCTCTATGTCATCGCCTAGCCCCATAAGCCCCTGGAATGCATCGCTTATCTGTTGCCCGGCAGCCTGAAGGATATTTGGCTCTTCCCCAATCTTTCCTTCGATCATAGTGCGATCTCCCACGGCATCCATGATCTGGTTAATCTCATCATCTGCGTCTTTGCTGAATGACTCTGCTTCATCGAAGTAGTCATCCCATCCGTCATAAAAGTCGTCCGGGTTAGTTTCTTCGCCTGGCGATGCTGCCAGTGCCGTGATAGCGGGATACTCTTGTACAACTGACGCTACGATATCCGGAGACAGTGCCGGGCCATATGGTGTCATCAGCACATCCGGCTTATCTACCTGGTAGATGGCCTTCTCTAGCAGGAACTCATCATCAGGCTGATCTGCAAGGTCTGCAAAAAAATCTTCTTCTCCCAGTCCGCCCAGATCATTATTGACAGCTTCATCGTAGAAGTTTGTAGCGGCCTCATCAAAGTCGTTGTCATTCTGGTACATATCGTAGTAGACGGAAGCGGGTGCTCCCTTCCACCAGTTGCCTGCTATGTTCAGTATGTTATTAAAATTAAACGCCATTTAGAGTCCTCCCTGAGCGCCCGGCCTTGGTGTGCCAGGCGGTACTGCCGGCCCCTGTGGCGGTGTCGGCATTGGCGGTGGAACACCCATCATAGCTTCAGGCATCACTGCCGGGTTCATAGTCGGGGGGCCTCCGGGTGGAGGTCCCATAGGCGGAGGGCCCATAGGCGGAGGTCCTAGAGGGCCGGGCATACCTAGCGGAGGTGGAGGTGGTCCTGCGGTCAGGGCCTCGGCTTCCTGCCGTTTCTTCATCAGGATCATCATCAGCTCACTGGTATAGAACTCAACGAGATCGTCTCTTCCCTGCCGTTCTGCGGCAAGGAGTAGGCTCCAGAGTGCTGCTTCAGGCAGCATCTGCTCTGCGAGCTGTTCCTTGATGGAGTCATCCATCTGATCTGCATCCTGTATTGCAAGGATGCGGTCACGTATTGCCCTGTCAGACAGTAGCGGTGTCGGGCCTTCTCTTGCGATCTGTGCCATTGAGAACCGTGTCATGTCGTCCTGCGGCAGTTGTCCGATCAGGTTAACGACAGGAGATCCTGTGTTTTTCAGCATATCCGGGCTTATCTCTTCAGTGAAGTATGTCCGGTTCCTGTCCATGCCTGATACTTCCATTGACTTAAAGGAGCCCTCGGCGTACTGGTCTGCTATCAGGTTGAATATCATCTGGTACGCCTTCTCCGCTGCACGGAGATACTTGTTGATGACGTTCTCCACGCCCTGTCGGAGTGTATTGATTGCAAAACCTGATAGCTGGAACGGCAGTTCTCCGTAGACGGAGTGCGGCACAGAGCCGCGCTGCATCTCTCCTGATACAAGGCTCATAAATGCCCCTGTCTCTTTTGCCATCTCCAGGAGTCCGAGTGGTTCGACGTTCTCATTCTGGGCGAGTGAGATCTCGGAACCCTCTAAGTAGGGGTCTTCATCGAGTGTCTTCATCCCGTCACGGGACCGGACAATGAGTCCCTGCCGCCGTGACCGTGCGGTCAGTTCCAGCATGGTGCTCATCATCAGGTTATGTTTCGGATATAGGTCCCGTGTTGAGCGGAACACCGGTTCGCCTACATCGGCGATAGTGTCCTGCATCGTGGACTGTGAAAGTGACACGATATAAGGGTTAGCCCCGACGGGGCCTAAGAAAGCCGGCACCTGGTCGGCACCGTGTTTCGTCTGTTTCTTTATAACTCGTGTCAGCGGGGTTGTTGAGGAGCCGTTGTGGATGAGAATAGTGTTCATCTCTTTGTCATAGAAGTCGTAGACGTCTATCCCATCCACATAATTCGGCGTTTCCCAGTCAACCTTGACATTGTACTGAGCAAAAATCTGATCCTTGGTCTTTGGAACCTTGTAGCAGACCCATTCCAGTCCATCGGGGCCTGAACCCCAGTAGGTATGGAGCGGGTCCCACGGCGTAATATCCACATACGTTGTTCCATCAGGGCGTTTCGCAAGAAGTGCTCGTCCTGCGTACCATCCACGTACAGCAGAGTACCATGCAAGTTGGTCACGCAGTTCTGGGAGCATCATCTGGCACAAGCGTTCATTTGCTGCTCGCTCAATGCCGATCAGGAACCGCTCCTTCTTATCATTTCGTTCTCGCAGGTCTGAATCTGCCCCGTCATGGGGGATGCGGACAGTCATATCTGCCCCGGACACCCAC